TCTATATGGTAATAAGCCAGGATTTGAAAAATTAGTAATAACAAGAAAAAATAATAAAAATAGCTTTAATTCATTTTTAGGAATATTAAAAACTCTTAATTTTAAATCTTTATTGAATAAATCAGAAATAAAGACTCTTAAAACAATTAATGAGAAACAAGAAAAAATTAAAGGAAATACGTAATGTTCTTTAAAGCAATATTGGATATATCTTTTAATAAAACAGAATTATTTATAGATGGTAAAAGAATAGAAAGAGTTACTTCTTTGCTTATAAATCAAAGCAATGAAAAATGTCCTGAGATAACAATAACATTTATTCCTGAAAATGCAGAAATAGATTTTAATTCTGGAGGATTTAATCCTAAAGAAAAGTCTTTTAAAATTGTTGGAAATAAAACAGAAGGATCTATTCCTAAATTGAAACCCATTCCTAAAAAGAAAAAGCCTATAATTAAAGAAAAAGAAATAGATGATTTATCTATAGATGATTTTGATGAAATTCCTTTCTAATATAATATTTTTTAATTTTTTTATTATTTTAGGTACATTTTTACCTATCCAAAACAGCCAAAATGCCAGTCTAGGACAATCAAAAATTAAAAAACATACCAAATATTACTTTGTTTTTATCTTTAATATAATATCTTTGGGTTAAATTCTTAAATTATTTGTTAATTTATATTAAAAAAATTTTCTAAAATTTATTTGCAATATAATAAAGAATTATGTATTATATCGTATACAGAAATTAACATAAATAATTCAAAATGAAAATAATAAAAAAAAGAAGATCTTTGATTGCTTCAGGCAGTAAAAAGATTACTAAAAAATCTAATTCATCAAGAGACCATATTTTAAAAGAACAGGCTATTCGTCTTTTTGTTGACAGAAGAATGAATAAGACACAAATAGCTAAATATCTAGGAACTACAGTTGCTAAATTAAATAAGTTTTTAGAAGATCCTAAATTCGTTGAAAAAATAGAAAAAAGAATAGAGATGATTCTTGGCATTGATAAAGATTATAGAATAGAAAATTCTAAAATTACTTTATATGGAATGTATGAAGAATTACAAAAAAGAATAGCTCTTGAAGAATTGGGGGATGTAGATACTGCTCAGTTGCATAAGATGATAGTAAATACTCAAAAAGAGTTACGGCTTGATACTCCAGGAGGATTCACATCCAAAATTGGAGTGGGAAATCTTGATGATTTACAAGAAAGATTTAATAAATCCTTATCTGGAAAAATGAGTAGAATGAAGAAGACAGTTAAATCTAAGGAAATTCCAGAAGAGGAAATTGACGAGGAAGCCGATGAGTACGAGTACGGTGGTGGAACCTGATGACTTAGATAAAATATTTAAAGGCACATTATCTAGTAAAAAGGTTCCTAAGAAAAAAATTAAAAAAAAGAAGAAATCTAAGCTTAGTAAAAAAAGCAAAGGCCCTCTCATTGTTTCTAAAAAAAGTGGAGAGGAAGCTGAAGAAGCTTTAAAAAAATGGCTAGCTACTGAAGCTGGTTTTATAGAAGGATTTACATCAGATGTTTATGACAATCCTTCAAGACTTTATCGTTATCAAATAAAATATCTTGAAGATCCTAGCTATTTTATTCATATAGATAAAGGCCGGCAAACCGGATTCAGTTATGTTTATGCTTGTAGATCTTTAGCTAAATCCCATTTATCTACTCACCATACATCTATTTTTATATCAATAAATCAAGAAGAAGCTAATGAAAAAATTGTATATGCTAAAGGATTACATGACTCATTGCCTTTGAGTATACAAAAAAAACTTGTTGTTGATAATAAGCATGCCTTAGAATTTGAATCATCAAATGGATCAAAACCTAGCAGGACAAGAATTCTGTCTTATGCTCAGAGAGAGCCTCGTGGAAAAGGGGGTAATGTAGATGTATATTTAGATGAAGCAGCTCATTACACATGGGGAGATTCGATATATGTTGCTTCAGTTCCTATTATAACTAGAGGTTCTGGAACTTTGACTATAGGATCTACTCCTTTAGGTAAAAAAGGAATTCATTACGAAATATCTAGCAATTCAGTTTATAAAAAAATATATTCATATCATTTAATTTATTGGTGGAATTGTATAGAATTTACTAAGCCAGGAACTTTTAAGAAAGCTCAAAAAGAAGCTCCTTTGATGACTACCCAAGAAAGGGTTCTTAAATTTGGTTCAGAAAAACTTATGGCAATATTCATTTCTATGGATATTGATCAATTTAAGCAAGAATATGAAATATATCATGTAGATGAATCTGTTTCTTTCTTCCCTATAGATTTAATTAACCAATGTGTTTATGAAATAGTTATAGATGATATCTTTCTTATGGAAGAAGAAGATGCTGAAAATGCTCTGAATTTTCCTATAATGGAAAAATATGGAGATATAGATTTTAAATTATATGAAGAATTAGAAGATTTACAATTAGCAGTTCAAGCTGGAAAAGTTAGAGGGAAATTATTAGCAGGATATGATGTTGGGAGAAAAAAACATGCTGGAGAATTTGCTATTGTTGAAGAATTTGGAGAAGATCATGGATATCTTCAAGTGGTAAGGCTATTAAAAACATTTAAAGATGTTAAGTTTAGACTTCAAAAAGAATATCTTAAAAAAGCATTAGATTCTTTTAGTGGATTAAGGATGAAAATTGATTCAGGAGGGATAGGGGCTAATCTTGGGGAGGATTTATCTGATTATTCATGGAGAGTAGATGCTGCTGAGTTTACTAACCAATGGAAAGAAGAATCTTGTTCTGATTTTAGAATAAGATTAGAAAATCAGACTATAGCTATTCCTAATAGGAAAGATGTTAAAAATCAAATTCATTCTATTAAGAGAAAAATTACTGAATCAGGAAAATTTGTTTTTGATGCAGAGAAAAATAATTTTCATCATGGAGATTTATTTTGGGCAATTAATATGGCTTCTTCTCTTGGAGAGAAACCGTTAAAAAGGCATATAATTCTTCCTGGATCTAAGAGAGAAGTGCCTATTCCTCTTAGAATTATTCCTATAGCTCAAGCTAGAGCTTTTGGCAGCATTAACAAACCTCATTTTAAAGGAATATTAGACATAAGTCATCTTAAAAGACCAGAAATAGTCACTCAGCTTCATAATATGGGAGGATAATTGTGGTATCTAATAAGAAAATTAAAAAAACTATTAAGAAAAAAAGAAAGATTAATAAGGATAAAATATTAGATGAAAATAGAATAGTTAAATCTGTATCTAAAAAATCGGCTAAGGGGCCTAGTCTTTCTAAAACAAAAGAAGCTGGATTTATAAAAGAATTTTTTGACCAACATTTAAAAGATAGTTTTGATGAATTTTTATTGGCTAAAGTTACCGATATAGAAGTTGAAAAAAGAAAAATCAAAAATGATGAAAAGAAATATAAGAAAGAAGGTAAAGAGCTTATATCTTTCAAAGAAACTTCCTCTCATAATTATCCAGATTTTTCTGCAGGAGGTCCTTTTTCTCCAGAAGAATATAACCCTGATAATGTAGATGTTTCTACGTATACTTTAATGAGAAGAGATCCTTTATTGTCAGCAGGATTAGCTCTTATTAAGTTGCCTATTATTGGATTGCCATGGAGGATTAATTGTGATGATGAAAAAATCGCTAAAACAGTAACATGGGCAATTTCTAAAATTTGGAAAAGCTTAGTGAAGTCTTCTCTTTTGGCTGTAGATTATGGCTTTTCATCTCATGAAAAAGTGTGGACTAGAGATGATGTTAAAATTTCCAAAATAGATAAATCAGGGAAAGAAATTGTTTATCATAATGGAGATTTAGTTTTTTTTAAGAAGATAAAATCTAATCATCCTGAAACTATATCTATGAAATTTGATGAATTACAAAATTTAATAGAAATTATTCAGCAATCTACTATTGGAAAAGACAAAATTCATCTGCCTATTAGAAAAGTATTTTTATTTACTAATGAAAAAGAATTTGGAAATCCTTTTGGGACTTCTAGGCTTAAAAATGCATATAAGGTGTGGTATTGGAAAGAGCTTCTTTATCAATTCATGATGCAATACTATGAGAGAAGAGGGACTCCTTCGACTTTAGCTACAGTCCCTCCTGGAAAATCTATTGATTCTTCTGGCTCTGAAATAAATAATATGGAATTAGGATTAAGAATGGCGTCTAGTTTAATAGGGTCTAGTACAGCAGTTATTCCATATACAGGAAATAAGGATACTGGGGAAAATATGTGGAAACTTGAATTTCTTAAAGATGATGCCAGAGGGCCTATGTTCGTAGAAGCTATGCAGCACGTGGATGCAATGTGTTTGAGATCTATTTATGTTCCAGAAAATCTTCTAATCCAAGAGGGAGGAAGTGCTTATGGAGGAGTTTCTGTTCATGCTGATTTATTTTTAATGACAGAAAAAGGATTAATTGCAGATTTTGAAGAATCTGTTGATGAACAATTAATTAATCCATTCATTCAGGCGAATTATCCTCCTAATAAAAGAAGAGTTGCTCATATTAAACTTGATCCTCTTGATTGGAATAGAAAAATAATGCTTAAAGAAATTTTTACAGAAATGTTGAGAAATGTAGATACTATGATTCAAAAGGGAGTTGCCCCAACAATAATTCCTAGTTTGGAGAAAATGGCAGAAAATCTTGAAATACCGATGGAAACATGGAAAGATTATACTGGAAGAGAAGATATTCCTGTAGTTGAAACAGGGGCAGGAGCTGGAGACAGTAGAGTTAAAACTCGAAGAGAAAATGTCCCTCAAGAAAGTTCAAGAGTTAAAAGACAGCCAGGAGACAAAAGAAGTGATCGTGATAGGAAGGTAGATACAAGTAAAACTAAATAATAAATGTATATTTGAAAATTTTTAAAAAAGTAAAATAATGGATAAAATTTATTTTAAAATTATGAGAAACTATTATAAAGATATATAAAGACAAGGAGGCAAAATGTATAAAAAATTTAAAAAAAAGTTATGGATAGGGCTGGTAATTATGTTATTTTATGCTTCATTTTCTTTTGCTTTAGATTATGATGAATCTCCTGTTGAATTAAATATAACTGCTGAAAATAGCTTCACTGATCCAATTAGAGCTGTCACAGACAAACAGAATAGAGAGAATATTCCTGGAAGATTAAATATTTCAATTGTTGGAAATTCTTTTAGTGGAACTGTTACTCTACAAAGACAGTATTTGGATGCAGTTGAAAGCGGTCCGTTTGAAGACGCATGGCTTGATGTAAAAACTTATACTGCTAATGATGAGGAATATCTTGAAGAAGTAAGTAGAGCTGTAATTTATAGAATTGGGGTTAAAACTGGAGACTTTTCGGGAACAAGTGTCGCAGTGAGGCTTAGTAGAAAATGATTAAAAAAAAGATATTTCTTATTCTGTTTGTAGTTGGGCTTTTTATATTAGGCAATGCTCAAACTTATGATATAACAAAAGATATTGTTAAAGACTATGTTAAAACAATAACTCCTTTAGAAGAAATTGTAACTGAAGGTTCTGATATGACATGGAATGGTGATGAAATTATTACATATAATGGTGGTGAGAACATTACATGGAATTAAGGAGGAAAAGACCTTGAAAAATATAAATTATAAAATAGTTATATTGGTAATGCTTGTTTTGTTAATGTCATTACCATGTTATTCAATTTCTATTCGTAATGCCTCAGAAGGAGCTAGAACAGGAGCTCAACTCAATGATGATCCAACTTTTTCTTTTCCTCTTGATGATGGGAGCAATAATTATTATACAACATTGGCATATCTTCTTGATTGGTTTGAGTTACAAACAATTAATCCAACAGGAACATGGGACTGGTCAAGTGCGACTGTCACGTGGGGATTAGAAGCTGGAGATATTCCGGATATAAGCGAAACATACTGGCCTACCTCAACCGATCTTTGGACTGAGGCAGAAAATACGGCTGCTGCTTACCTTAATATCGCTGGTTTAACTGCCAGACTTGGTGTAGCATATGACACGGAGGCTGAATTTACTGCATTGTTTGCAGCTAAAGCTCCTCTTGACTCTCCGGCTTTTACAGGCGATCCCACAATAACTGATGCTACCCCTACTGTTACATTGCAGGACTCAGACGATGCCGCAGGAACAGCCGCTATTAATGCCAATTCTTCAGGCGGCACAAATGATGTAGTTTTAACCTTTGGGGTTGAGGATAGCACTGGAGAAGGAACTGGGTATATTCAGCTTGATGGAGTAAATGAAAGGGTTAATATTCTCAAGCCTTTTAATGGAGGGCCTTTTACAATAAGCGGAACTGATGATTCTTTAAGTGATGAAGGTTATGCGGGAATAGTAAAAACCGGAGTAGCAGGGGCAGCATTGGCTGTTGGGGATATTATTTACTTGAGTGATGCTGACGGTAAATGGGAGCTTGCTGATAATGACTCAACCACCGCTGAAGCAAATACAGCAAAAGGTGTTTGTGTTTTGGGTGCTGATGAAGATGCAGCGACCATTATTTTGATTTATGGTAAAATGAGGCTTGACTCATGGACATGGAACGACAATGAGGGTCAACCTCTTTATTTGTCCTCAACCGCAGGAGATTTAACAGAGACAAGACCTATTTCAGCGAGTGAAGCTCCGCAAGTTGTCGCTTATATAGAGTCAGACGATGAAATATTTGTAAACCCACAGCCTATTGATTTTTCAAGGCGGAGGATAGCTACTGACGCAGACGGTGAAACATTGACCTGCCTTGAGGTTCAAAACACTACTTGGCAAGTGACGGCGGCAGCTACCATTGTTGGTCCTGCTTTATCGGCTTGTCCTGTTCAGGATTTTGCGATATATGCTGATGTGGCTGGAGCCGTTGTATATGATCCAAATGCGGCTGATGACACTATCATTGACGGTACAGCAAAAGGTGATGGTGTAGCATGGACAAGTACATCGACTTTGGGGGACACAATAACTATCCATACTTTTGATACAGACACGCTCATAGGTAGATCAGATGGATGGACAGCCCCATAAGGAGATATCATGAAAAGATTAATAATATTACTTTTTTTACTTTTTATAACTATAACATGCTTTGCAGGACAACTGCATACTGTAGATGTTATTACAAGGAATAATGCTGGTGAAGGTGCAGCTTTCTGCCCTGGGGGAGAATTATTTTGTAGTGATTTTGAAACTGACCCTAGTTTTGATTCTAACTCAGGCAATTTATCATCAGATTGTGATGGATATGATGCGGATGGTGATTATTGTGTATCTGACACTACAACATACAAGAATGGATCTCAGGCATTTGGGATAAGGGGTGACAACAGTTACTATACAGAAGAAACTATATCAGCTACTAGTGAATTTACTGGGGAATTCTGGTATAGAACAGATGCTACTGATAGTCAAATTTGGTATATTACCGAGCTTTTAACATCTGGTGATGCTAGAATATTACTTATATATCATGATACCGATGGGCATATAAGAGCCTATTCCAATGCTGGGGTAGAGGCAATAGATAGCAAAACATATAACAGTAACACATGGTATCATTTTAAATATTATTACAAGGAAGATACTGGGGCTGGAAATGGTATAATAACTATATGGAGTAAAACGTCAGATGGTGATTTTGAGGCTGGTGACATAACTATAAACGAGACTGATGTTGTCACAGGATCAGTTGACGCTGAAAAACGTAGATGGTACGGGCCTAGAGCATCAAACACTGGATATTTTGACAATGATACATTGAGTGATGGAGCATTATGATGAACTATAAATTACTACTTACTATATTATTTATTATACTGCTTGATCCGTTTATAGCATTGGCAGCGCCTACAATTGATAGTATAGCTGGAACGATTGATAACGGCGAAAGTATTGTAATTAGCAGTACAGGTACAGATTTTGGGACAAATGCTGCTGTTGGGACATCGGCGAATGTTAATCTAATCTCGAATATTGAGGCAGGAGAAGATGAAGCTACTTTTTCAGCAGGTGCAGGATGGAGTGTAAGAGTTGATAGTAATGCAAATACTGTAGTCTATGATACAGCCCAAGCTCACTCAGGATCTAAATCATTACGCATGAGCTGGGATTATTTAACTGCAACACCCCATTATGACAGTTGGATACATTATGACTATGGCACAAATAGTATCAAGCTAGCATACATTGATTTTTGGGTATATTTTAGTCCGACCACATTAACAGGAAATAGGCAATGGAAACAATGGAGATTATCAGATGGGGAGGGTGGTGTTTTAGGTAGAGGTGAATTTCTGCATAATATGTATATAGACTCATCGGGAAATTATTCTACTCAATCTAATAACAATGCTTTTAGAACTTATGATTTAGCCTATGTGCCATCGGCAGCAGATACGAGAGTTGGGTCTGATTGGGATATGAATGAATGGTATCATATGAAGTATATTGTTGAGGTTTCCACAGATGATACGGCAGATGGAGAATTTCATCTAGTAGCTGAACATGGCGGTGATGTTGATACAGTTGATCAAACAAATCTTGAAACCCGTTCAGGAGGAGACCCTGATTTTAGATATTTTATTTTTGGCTTATATTTGGATATTCCATCAGGAGACTCATCAGATTCATGGTATGATGATATATTCATTCAGATAGGAACTCAGGCTAGAGTGGAAATATGTGATGCCTCAACATTAGCAGCATCAACTCACTGTGAAATTCAAATCCCTACTGCATGGGCTACGGATGAAATAATAGCTGCAGTTAATCAGGGTTCTTTTGCTTCATTAGATGAACAATATTTAATAGTTATTGATTCTGATGGAAATGAAGGATCTATTGAATTAACGGACTCAACCCCACCAGAAATAGACTTAATAGCAGTAAATGGATCAACATGGTCTTTTACTTTTACAGAATCCGTTACCAATGTTGACTACACTACAGGGGATGCTAACTTTGATTGTGACGGTGCAAGCGGGGCTGATAATAACTTAGCATATGTTTCCGGTTCAGGAACAGCGAATTGGCAGTTTTCAGGGGATGCTGTTGCAAACGAGGAAACCTGTAATGTTGATTGGACACTTTCTGAGGGAGATGTTGTAGATGATGCCAGTAACTCTCTTGAGACTTTTGCAGATGCCTCAGTTACAAATAACACCCCTGCCGAAGCTCCAAGTGAAGTCTTTCCTGACAACGCAATAATAAGTAACAGCAGTAATCCTGCTATGACGAGTAATAGCTCGTATGGTGCAGTGTATTTAGGTAATTAATTTTTAAATCTTTAGCTAAGAGGGTTGAAGAGAGGGAATTTTATGGTAGAACATTGTGATAAAGATTGCAAAGAACTTAAGGATATTGAGACTAGAATGGATAAGGCTGAGATTGATATAGTAGATATAAGGATATGCTCAGGTAAAAAAGTCACATGGGGGAAATTAGGTACAATAATAGTAATTATCATAACGGTATTCGGCGCAGGAGCTCTAATCACATGGGCTAATGCAAGGGATGTGCCCAAAGTTAAAGAAGATGTCGAAGTATTACAAAATGAATCGACTGCTTTAAAAATTAGGCAAGAAACAATTCTTGATAATACCAAAGAATCTAAAAATGATATCAAGGAAGTTAGGAATGATGTAGAAGAAATCAAACAATTACTTGCAGAATTGAAAGCCAGTTTAAAGAAATAGCTTGCAATTGTAGCATTAATGAAGTTTAAATAGAGGCATAAATAATGATTCCGACTCATATAATATTGCACCATTCATTGACTGAAGATAATGATATTTTATCTTGGTCTGCTATACGCAGATATCATGTTCATGAATTAGGGTGGAACACTATCGGATACCATTTTGGTATTGAGTTGGTTGGAGATCATTATGAGATTTTATGTGGAAGAATGTTAAATGTTCCTGGAGTACATTGTTCACAACAAAGAATGAATTATAAATCTGTTGGCATTTGTTTGGTAGGAAACTTTGATAAAAAAGGCCCTGAATCATCTCAGTTAATGGTAGGTAAAAATTTAATCCGTTCGTTAATGGAAACACTAAATATTCCGAAGGAAAGAATATTCAGACACTCAGATTTTGCAGATTATAAAACTTGTCCTGGAAAGTTATTTCCATTTGATGAATTTATTCAATCTTTATAATAGAAAATAAAATAAAGAACGAATATTAAGAATACATTTCTGTGGTGATAATCCGGGCCAGAGAAGTTACATCAAATATTTTTACTTATATATTATTGTTAGAAGAAGATTTTTCTTAACATTTTTAATGGAGGATTTAAAATGAAAGAAAGAATTGGAATTTTTGGATTTGGAATAGTTATATTGATGATGTTTTTTTATTTATTATCTATGAGCGTGGGGTGCTCAATGGTGGATAAAGATCTTACTCCTGAGCAAAGATATCTTGAAGCGTTGGGCTTTTTTAATGATGCTTCTCAGCAATATATTGATGCTTATGACATGGCTTCGGTCAAAACTAAAGCCGAATTCAAAAAAGAAATAGATCCTATAATTAGAGAAGCAGACTTGTCTTTGAGGGCTTGGAAGCTTTTTCTTAATTCTAGTAATGCTGATTCTAAAGAAAAAGTGTGGTTGGAAATAAGAAATAAATTGTTAATGATTTTAATTAATTATGATATATTAGTGGTTAGACAATAATTTTATAAAGATCTAAAGATAAGGAGAGAATAATATGGCAAATTTAACTGAAAAACAAGTTATTTTGTTTGATATAATTTTGTCTTCATTGATAAAAGCAGCTATTAATAAGATCTCTGGAATGACTGATGAAGAAGTTGATCAGGTCATAGATAGTGAGGAGATTCGTAAAGACAAAATTATGGATATAATTAATTCTCATTAATTTTTTAAATGAAGGAGGATATATGGAAAATGAACTTGTAATAGGATCGGTAGGCGCATCCTTGTTTATTACTATAGTATTGGGGTTAATTTATAAATCATTCAATGTGTCAAATAAATGGAAGCCATGGATTGCTATTATCTTAGGTATAGGATTTGCATTCCTAACAATGGTCTATACTAGCATTCCATTTATTGCAAAGAATATTATAGATTATGGAATTAATGGATTTATGGTGGGAGCTACAGCCGTGGGACTTAATGAACTTGGATTTAAGAAGGTTATTCCTGGAAAAAAGAAATCTGTAATATCTAATGTGGATTATAATGCTGATAAAACTTAATATAAAAATAAAAATTGTTTTATGATTAGTTAATAAAAAAATAATATTTTATTAAGGGGAGAATTCTGCATATTAAGTAAACATGTATGATTCTTCTCTTTTTTTTAAATGAAATGCTTTAAAAAAATAAGTTTATTTATACGAAATAATTATAATAATTTAGCCATTTTTTAATAATAAAGGAGACAATAAATGTCAGATTTAATTAACATTTTAAAAGAACAAGCTAAAAAAATTAATAAAATTCCTCAAGTTAGAGAAAAAACGGCTAAGGATGTTTCAATTTCAATAAAATATCATGATGGACATATTCATCATCATACTACTTTTAATGAAAAAGAAGAAGAAGAAATAATTGATGATTTGATTTCATTAAAAAATTTGCAGATAGGCAAACTTAAAGACCCATTTGAGTTAAGACCAATAGTTTTTAGTAACAGAATGGCTATTGGGGATATATTGATGATGTCTGCAGGAGTAAGGGATTTTAAAAAAGCTTTTCCTGATTGTCCAATAAATGTTCAAACAACTGCTATGCATATTTGGGACAATAATCCTCTTCTTGATAGATCTTTAAATGAAAAAAATGCTGAAATAATTAAAATAGGTCCCGGATATCTTACAAATGCTAGTAATAGAGATGACAGGCATTTTGCTAATGCTTTTAGAATAAGTATTGAAGATAAATTAGGGATAAATATTCCTCAAGGCCCAATTCGCCCTGATATATATATGGCCAAAGAAGAAATTAATAAACCTCCTCTAGTAGATTCTCCATATTGGATAATAAATGCTGGAGAGAAAGGAGATTGGACTGCTAAAACTTACCCTTTTTATAGGTGGCAGAAAGTTGTTAATTTGTTGCCAAAAATTAAATTTGTTCAAATAGGTCAAGTTGGAGGCAAGCATTCTCATCAAAAATTGCAAGGTGAAAATGTTGTAGATTTTCTTGGAAAAACTCAAGATTCTAAAACAGGAATAAGAGATTTAATAAAACTATTTTATAGAGCAGAAGGGTCAATTGGATTGGTGAGTTTTCATATGCATCTGGCCGCTGCTTTTAATTTGCCTTGCGTGGTAGTAGCTGGAGCAAGAGAGCCTTCTAGATTCACGCACTATCCTGGTCATAGATATCTTTCTACTGATGGGTGTTTGCCTTGCACTGTTGATAAAAAAGGATTTCCAACAGCTTGTTGGCATTGTGATCTTGAAAAAACTTGTGAAAGTATAATTACTAATAATATTGATAGTGAAATAATAAGATATCCTAAATGTGTTGGTATAATAGATCCAGAACAGATAGTTTCAGCGATTAATTCTTATTACAGAGGAGGAAGATTGGTTAGAGATGTTCCAAGAATTCCAATACTTCCTAATCCTATTTCGGTTAAATCTGAAGCTCCTCAGCCTATTGAAATAAGAGCTAAAGAAGATCCTAAGAAATTTGGATATGAGTGGGGAGGAAGTAGTATTACTGAAAGGGATTGGTTATTTATTAAAGATTTTATTAAAAAGAATAATATCGAAACAGTTCTTGAATTTGGTTCAGGATTATCAACTTTATTGATTTCTGATTTAGTTGAAAAAATAGTAACTGTTGATGATCAAAAAGAAAGTATCAATCATATTAAATCTCAGATGGGAGATAACGTTGAAATAATTAAATGGGATGGAACATATGAAAATTTTCTTAAAGAAAAATTAATAAATGATGGATTTGATCTTGTTTTTGTGGATGGCCCTTTTGGAGGAGAAAATAGAGAGCATTCTATAAGACTTTCTTCAGAATTAGGAGCTTATGTTATAATTCATGATGCTGGAAGAAAAGCTGAAGAAAAATGGCAAGCTAAATATTTGTTAAATAAATTTATAAAAATAGCTGATGGAGGACATAGATGTAGATTATGGCAGTATAAAGATCTTAAATTTGTTAATAAAGAAGATGAAAAATTAGATGATCCTTTTAAAAGAATTTTTGGAATAAAATCTGTAAAAAATGAAGGAAATGACTTTTCCAAAGAATTTAAAAATACAATAAAAGAAATAACTGGAAAGCCTAAAAAGATTTTCAGAATGGTATTTAACGGAAGAGGAGAAGGAGGAGCTGAAAGTTCTACAACTTGGATCATGAATAGGGTTTTAGAATTAGGGTGGACCGTAGAGTATGTTTCTCCAAAAGGGCCTTCTGGAACATTTAGAAAAAAGGGGCATAAGGATATTAAATGTTATGATGATTTAGATATTATTAAAGAGCCATGTGATGTCATGTTGTTATATACTAATGATTGGGTGTGGGATTTTAAACTAGACGCATTAGCAAGCTTATTTGATGCGTCGAAGGCTTCAAAAAAGGTTATGGCTGTTAATTATAGATTAGGAGATATAGGCAACATTGGATGGACTAAAGGTTGGAATGCTTATATTTTCTTAAATAATAGCCTCAGAACAGAGTTTAAAGGAAGAGTACCTACTTCCTCTACTTACATTCTTCCTCCTCCTGTAGATCTTTCTAAATTTTTTGAAATATTTGAAAATAGAGATTATTCAGGAAATCTAAAATTAATAAGGCATAGTAGTCAAGGAGATACTAAATACCCTAGAAATTTTAATGAAATAGTTAAAGAAATTCAAAATAGATTTAATTCTGCTCAATTACACTTAATGCCTTCTCCGTCTTTTTTAGATAAAAAAACTAGTCATCAAAATGGAGGAATAGTTTGGGAGCATAGGAGAAATCAACCTGCTGTTTGGGATTTTCTTAGATTAGGAAATGTTTTCTGGTATTATTTGCCTAAAGGATATTTAGACATGGGGCCAAAAGTGATAATGGAAGCAATGGCTTCAGGATTGCCAGTTATAGCTGATAATCACTCAGGAGCTAAAGATAGATTGAGTGGATTGGCTGGTAAGGTAAAGGCAGGAGGGTTTTTGTGTGGAACTATTGATGATCATATAATAGCCATGGAAAAATTAATAGATCCAGACTTAAGAATGAGAATGGGGGCAGATGCTCATATTATAGCAAAAGAAAAATTCGTTCCTGAACACTGGATTAAAGCAATATTGGATTAGTTATGGATAAAAAGATTTTTGTTAAGAATTGGAATGAGAAAGAAGAACCATTTGACCCTTGCTCTCTGTATAAGTGGAGGCTAGATTGGCTAGAAGAGAAAGTTTCTCAGCATCATAAAAATCCAAATTTAGAGATCTCAGATCATCAATATCAGAAATGGTGGGATGAAGAAGAAAAGGTCTATCAAAATAATAATAGAGATAATGATAAGATAGTAAAGATGCAAAAAGATTTATCTATAATAGTTCCAGCTTGTTCCAATCATTTAGAGTTTTTAAGAGCAAGCCTTTTGTCTTGCCATCAAACAGGGTATTTTACTTTGTTAGCGTATGACAATCCTTTTCATAATAATAATATTAAGGTTGAACAAAGAATGCCTTCTGCTGAAGCTATGATGTTAGCAGATTCTTTGATAGTTAAGCATAAGACATGGGGAGGAGGAGTAGGAATTCCTCATGCTTGGAATATGTTTTATGGCCTTAAATTATTGAAATCTTTTGGATTTGAATATTTGTTTAACTTAAATGGAGATTGTATAATGGAAAGGCCGAAAGGTCTTGAAGAATTAAGAGAAATGCTTGGAGATAATGATATAATAGCTTGTGAATATATTCCTGAAAAAAAATATTGCGGGACAATGGCATGGCTCTGTAAAATGGATATTGCTTTGGCTATTTGGGAAGAATATTTAGAAAAATTATATTATTTTAATATAGGTAATGCAGAAAGAAGAATGGGGGAATGGATTCATCATAAAAAATTAAAAGTTGTTCCTGTTGTTAATCCAGATGAAGCTCATTTTAAACCCCCTGGATCTACAAAGGCTACTTTTAGAAAAGTATTAGGGTTGAGACATTTACATGCTGAATCAAAAGTTCGTCGTCAGCTTAAACTTAATCCTATAGAGAAAAAGTATTATGAATTTGGTCCAGATTTTTCTTTTATATCAGGGCATGATAGACAGACTCTTTTAAAATATTGGGAAACTAAAGATCAAAAATATTTAGAAGCTTGGTGGAAATAAAAGGAGAAAAAAGTGAAAGGATATGAATATATAAAAAGAACGAGAGAATATCTTGATTATCTTGAAGAACATTTATCTAATGTTCAAAAAGCATGGGAGATTTTAAAAAGCAAATGTGAGGATATGAGGTTTATCTTAGATGATTATGTTTACCAGACTTTAGACAACGAAATATATAACCATGATTTATCTAAATTCTCTGAATTTGAATTTGTGCAATATAGAGAAGCATTTTTCCAGGGGGCGACCGCCTTTACTCCGTTGTCTTTAGATAGGGCATGGGAGCATCATAAAGAAAATAATCCTCATCATTGGGAAAATTGGACAAAACAAGAATATGTAAGTCCCTATGAGTGGGAAATAAATTGTGTTCATATGATCATTGACTGGATGGCTATGGGGTTTAAGTTTAATGATACTGCTCAAATATATTATGAAAAAAACAAAGATAAAATTATTTTGCCTGATTATGCAATTACATTTATATATGAGATATTTAATAAAATTTATTAAAGGAGAAAAAAATGCCGACTAGTCCTAACTCTTTTAAAAAACAGCCTAATGAGCAATATAATATAGAAGTAGATTTTTCTAAAGAATTGAATAAAGTATCAGCGGTAATATCTTCTAAAGAAGTTATAGCGACTTTAAATGGAACAGATGTTACTGATGCAGTTATTGAAGGAAGTAATATATCCAGTACAGAAATGTCTGTGATAATAGGGGTTAAGGGAGGATTGACTGGAAATACTTATAAAATAACTGTTCGGGTCACTTCTAATGAGGATCTTGATTCTAGTCTGTCTGAGAAATGTGTATATGAAGCTGACATTTTGATGATTGTTTTTGAAATATAATGTCAAAATTATAAGAATTTAATAAATTATTTTATTTAATTTTTATTAGATATTTTTTTAAAAGAGATTTATGATTGTGAAATTTTTTCTTGGTAATTTTTAGTCATTATATTATATTTATATCTGAATTAATACATTCTTATATTGGATAAGATTAACAGGAGGGATAAAATGCCTGAAATTTTAGATAAATGTGTAGCTGAATTACAAAAAAAAGGAAAAAGTAAGAGTTCTGCATATGCTATATGTACGGCTTCTCTTAAAAAAAGTGGAGATCTTAATGATGATGAATTAAATAGATTATCTAATCTTTCAGAAGATTCTGATGAATATAGAGAATTAATGAAAGATTATAACGATTGGCTTAAAGATCAAGAATCAATCTTATCTGCAGATATCTCTCCTGTCAGGAAGTTTTCTTTTCCAGTAACTTTTCCGGAAGAAAAAGATTTAGCTTCAAAAAAGACTAGCACTGTTCAAATCTTAAAACAAGGGAAATTTATGCACCCTTGGTATGGAAGAATAATTTTTGATGAAGCTTTTTTTGACAAAATGATTGCCAATTTTAATGCTAATATTCCTCAAGAACAAATAGCTTTTGATTTTAATCATTTTCCAGATTGGGGAGCTTCTGCTTGGGTTAAAAAGCTTTTTAAAGAAGATAATGCTTTAATGGCTGAAGTAGAATGGACTAAAAAAGGTAAAGAATCTGTGTCAAATAAAGAATTTATATATTTTTCTTCATCATATACAGATAATTATAAAGAATTTTATTTTTTAGAAAAACAAGATGATGAAGGAAATTCTTATGATGAAGAAGTTTCTGTGAATCACGGGCCTACTTTGTTAGGAGGAGGATTAACAAATCGACCTTTTCTGAAGGGAATGAAACCTGTTTCTTTAAGTGAAAATGGGGATCAGACAATTATATTAGAGGAGGTGATAGAAGATAATATAGAAAATAAGGCTAGGGGTAACTTAAACAAAAATTTTGAGGAGGTGACAAATAAAATGGCGAAAACAATTGAGGAATTAAAGGTTGAACAGAAAAATCTTAGTGACCAAATAGAAGATCTTAAGGGCAAAGATGATGATGAATCAAAAGCTAAGGTTAAAGAACTATCTGATAAAGTTAAAGGCTTAAATGATCAGATAACTTCTATGGAAAAAACTACAGAAGATAAAGAAAAAGAATTATCTGAAACAAAAACAGCTCTTGAAGCAGAAAAAGAAAAGACTAAAGAACTTGAGAAAAAATTATCAGATCAGAAAGCAGCTAATGATGATAATGCTTCAAAGATCAAAGATCTTAGCGACTCTGTGACAAAACTGCTCAATGAACGGAAAGAAACAAATATTAGGGTCTATAATGAAAGTGTTAAAAGTACGATCAGAGATCTTAAAGATGCTGGAGCTTTCCCTTCGATGATTGCTGTCATGGAACCAGTTCTTCTTTCTGATCAGGGTCGATCTGTTACGATTAATCTTTCTGAAGGAGAAGGAGAGAATAAGAAAGATATAACAAAAGATCTATCAACTATTTTTAAGGAAATAGTTCAGGCTATTCCTGAAGAAAACAGGTTTTCAGATAAGGAAGAAAGTGAATCTGTAACAACTCTAAATGGAGCTACTGGAAAAGAGCTTTCTGAAGATGATGTTCAGAAGTATGCTGATGAGCATAAGTTATCATATGAAGATGCATTAATTGCTCTTGATAAAGAAGGAAAACTTGTTTAAAAAAATTTGATTTACAATAATTTTTTTATTCTATTAGATTTTGGAAGTGTAATTTTAATTTTAAGGAGGTGTTAAAGATGGCATTACCTAATGAACAAACAGGATTTACTTATGGATGGAGTCCTAATGACTTTGTTCAAAATTTCCTTGCAGAGGGAGATGATGATAGAGGAGGAGCCGACAAAGGTGAGAATGAAGGAGCTCTTTCTATATTAACTGGAGATGTAGTTGCTCTTGGAACTAATTTCAGAGAAGTTAAAGTTTATGCTGCTGGAGATATGACAGTAGAGCCTATAGGGGTTGCTCTTTCTGATGCTAAAGATGGAGAAATGGTTCCTATTTCTTGTGGGCCTATTGTTAAAAGCGAATGTGCTGAGTCAATAACAAGAGGTAACAGAATTGGTCCTGATGATGGAGAAGCTGGATTAATTAAACCTTATACTCCTACAGGAGGAGGAACAATACAGGGAGCTATAGGGATTGCTCTTAATGATGGTGATGACGGAGATATAATTCCAGTGCTTATGAAGATTGGATTTTCCTTTATAGGATAATTTAATTTTTTCTGGATAAAATTTTTAGTATTTATTAATTATAAATTTTGAAATAGGAGGTGATCTGCTAATGTATAACGTACAGAAAGGAAATATAAAAGTTGATAAGTTTCTCACAGGGTTAGCAGTGAGATACAGCAACAATGAATTTACCGGAAATCAATGGCTTCCTGAGTACGGAGTAACTAAAGAATCTGATAAATATAGAATTTTCAGGAAAGATGGATTCTTTAAGGGTGCTCCTAAAAAGGCAGACGGAGCTATCACTGAAGAAGCAACTCTTGTTTACGATGAAGGAACATACTCTACTTATGAAAGAGCTATTAAAGACATCGTAACAGATAGAGCTGTTCAGAATGCTGATGCTCCTGTAAGACCTAAAGTTGATGTTACTAATTTTCTTACAGAAAAAGTCATGCTGTCTCAGGAAATTGACCAGTGGGCTTTGATACTTGGATCTTCAGGGCTTGGAAGTAGCGCAACATATTATTCTAACCTTACAGCTACGACAGCATGGTTGTCTGGGACAGACCCTGATATTCTTGCAAATCTTTCTTCTGCAATAGTAGCAATATCAAAAGCAATGGGCAAAAGGCCGAATCAGATAGCTTTTACTACGGAAGTGTCTGAAGGCATTGCTCAGGACCCAATAATAAGAGAATTACTTAAATATCGTCCAGTTGATCAGGTTGGAGGAGATGCTCTTCCGTCTACTCTTAGGAAGATGAAAGTCATTCTTACAGATGGGCTGTGGAATTCTGCAGATGAAGGACAAACTGCTGTTTATGAATATATCATGAAATATCATGTTGCTATTGGGTATGTTGAAGCAGGGAATCCTTTAACTCTTGGAAGAACATTTGTAAGTAAGGGATTTAAGGTTGTTAGATGGAGAGATGATGATCGAGAAGGTGAATTTATTAAAGTTAATAAAGTATATGCTCCTAAAATAACAAACTTGTCTGCTGGATATATGTATAATAGGGTAAGCACTGGCACATCTGCTGATGATTAATTCTAGGTAGAGCCGATTATTCGGTTTGGATATAGAATTTCAATTAAATCTATTGTCTAGAAGGAGAAAATTATGGGAAAAGAGGCAAGGTATTTATGGGGGAAGACAAAGATGGACCAAGTGTCTGTTAAGTATATTGATTTTCGAGGCCAGTCTTCCGCCCCTACATTTAAAAACGGTCGTATGTATATGGATACTGATTATAATCTTAAGGTCGGTAATGATGGGTCAACATTTATGACTGTAACAACATCATAATTTCATATATCTCAAAAAAGAGAGGATAATATGGAAGCAAAAATGCTTGAAATAGAGAATCCGGTCAAGGTAGTGGTCATTGAGGAAAGTTTAGTTTATTCATTTCCAACAAATGATCCTCATAAAAAACATATATTAACTCCAAAAATAGGTGATCAAATTGAATTGCCTGAAGAAATTGTTGAAGTGGAAATGAACACAGGAAATGTTAGAAGGCTTTTTGATAAGGAAGAAGAAGACATTTCTGATGATGAATTAGAAAATGACAATAAAAAGAAAAAGAATAAAAAGACTAAAGTGAATAAAAAATCTTCTGATGATAAAGTAGGAAATGGTAAGAAAAAAAAGAAAAAGAAAGTTATTAAGAAGAAAAAATCATCTGAATAATTTCATAATGAGATAAATAAATGTCTACAATTTTTAGAGAATATTGTGATTTAGATTCAGTAAAAAGAATTTTAAGATCACAAACTCCTATAACATCTAAAGTTAAATTTTCTTCTTCTTACAAGGCATTGAAAGCTAACGAAAATAATGTTGGCTCTATACAGTTATCAGGAGTAACTTTTAGTTCTTCATATAGTGGGCATGAAGATTTTACTTTTACTTTTACTGATTCTACCTCTTTCGAAGTTTCTAGTGATATATTTGGCTATTTAACAAATGGATCGACAATTTCTTTATTAAATATTTCTGGAACCTTTTCTGTTCCTATTGGCAATTGGTCAGGAAGTGCAGAATCCGGAGATGAAATAAATATTTCTTCTGATTCAGATATTAGTGATGATGATGCAGAAGAATTTATAACTGATGCTAGAAGATATATTAATGCTCAATTAGAAAATGCATTTGGTAGTTTAGATGATTTGCCATTTATTTCTGACCAGAGCAAAGATATTCCTGAAGGAATAATTTATGCTTGCCAGAGATATGCTTCTTATGAGATATGGAATTCTATTTTTTCAGGAGCAAATTCTGACGAGGAATCTCCGGTGGAAAGATGGAAGACTATGGCAGATAATGCTGTATCGATTTATCTTAAGGGTAAAGGAGTAGCTCCTAGATGGAATTCTAGAAATGGGTTGATAACTAAAATAGGAGTTCCTGGAGTAGGGGATGGAGAAATAAATATTGATCCTATTGACAATAATAGTAATAAAGAATTTAAGAGATAGCCATGTTTGACATTGAAATGAAAACAGACTTCAGAGGTATTTTAGATATTTTGACTGAAGATACTTTATTTGGACTATCTGAAGTGATATGGCATTCTCCAATGGAGTATTTATCAAATGTTTTGCGTCAACGGATTAAAATAATTAAAAGAAAAAGAGTTAAAGTGAAAACAAGAAAATGGAGGAGATGGGCTGCTAGTAAAGGATTTCAAGTTGAAAGTATTCATGGTAGATTTTCAGGAGTTAATCCTAGATCTAATGTAGGAATGAGAACAGGAACTCTAATTGGACAGTTGGAAAATTTTGAAGAACCTACTGTCACTAGGCAAGTTATGCATGATAAATTTGGAGGAACACTATATTTTAGTATAAATTCAGATGTTTATGTTAATAGTTATCCAGAAATATTTAATGCATATTTAATTTCTAAAAAAAATATTGAGGGAGGAATAGGATTCACCATGAATGAAAAAATGCATGCTCTAGATCTTCTTGAATTTGAAGTTTCTTCACTTATAGAAAATAGGTGGTAAATGGCAGTAATTAATGACAGAGGAGAGGGTAACCTTTTTAGAAATGCCATCCTTAATGTTAAGCAAGTAATTAAGGATAATTTTTTTGAAGAGACAGGAAGAAAAATTAAAGAGATATATGAGGAAACGGTGTCAAATCCTGTCACTCCATCTATTGCTTTATTGGTTGTTGATTCTAAAGATATATTAAGAGAATCAAATGCTTTAAGATCTGTAAGATACACAATTAATATAGGAATGGAAATTTGGTATTATCATTGTGATTTAACTGAAGAAACAAAAAGGAATGAAGTTACTTATATTTTGTGGGAGATAAGTAAAATGATGAAGAAATATCCCACTCTAAATGGTTTTACTCCTAAGCTTGGCACTGAAGTTTTAGGGGCTAGATATGTGGCGTCTCAATTTAATAATAAAGTATTAGCAGGAGGAGTGATATCTTTGTATGCAAAAAAACTTTATACTGTCGCTCCTTCAATATAATTTAATAAGGAGGATCAAGAGATGAGCTTAAATTTAGGACCGGCTGTTGGAGCCAGAGGCCAGCTTGGATTTGCTGAAGAAGGAATCTGGGGGAAGTCTTTGAGTACTCCTACAAATTTTGTAGAGATCTTGAATGAAGCTGTAATATCAGAAATAGGATCTCTGGTGTCCAATTCCTTACGGCCTGACAGAGCTGTTCATAAGAGAATTGGAGGGGTTGAGGCTTGTGGAGGAGACGTAGGGGCAGAATTAGGACCGAGCGGGTTCGAAACTTGGTTCAAGCATGCTCTTGGCTCTGTCCAGACTACAAGGCTCGATACTGCTTTTGTTATAGAATGTACGAATCCTGCTGAAACAGGAGCAGTCTTAACAATAACACATACAGCAGGAGAAGCTACAGCTTTAGAAGTTGCTTTTACTGTTGAATCAGGAGATGATTTAAGTCTTGATTTAACAAATGGGTCATATGATACTCTCCAAGAAGTCATGGATGCCATTAATGCAAACCCATACCTTGCAGCCTGGAGTGCTTACCAATTGACGCAGGGAACGTATCAGACTACAATGCATGCTAGTGACTATAATCTAGGTACAGCTAATAGTAATATATTGGAAGAAACTGCTAATGTAGATCTCATGAAAACTGGGTCTTATGGTAAGAGGATGTGGACAGTAGGAACTAGTTGGGGAGTCTATCAACATGTTATAGATGCAGCTTCTTCTTTGCCTCCTGGACTTTCTGTTGAAATTGGAAGAGATGTCGCTTCATTTCTGTATAAAGGAATGAAGATAAATACTATGGAGATAAATGCTTCTCCTGGAGAAATTCTTACTGGGACATTTAATCTAATGGGAAGTGGAGGTTCTACTGCTGGAGATCCTTCTGCTAATTCAGGAAATACAGGAAACGAGAGAGATGCTTTTAAATTAAGGTATACTGGAGAGCAATCAACTGCAACTCTTACTATAGATGCTACAAATAAGAATTTGACAGTAGCAATTGATGGGACTTCAGAAGATATAGTTTTAAATCTTACAAGTCCTCTTGTAGATCCAGAAACAGGCATTGTTTATAATGTGGATAAACTTGGAGGATTAGTAGATTATCTTGATGATCAGAGTTTCCTTGACTGCGAAATGATGGATTATGCTGGCCAGCAAGATTTAACAATATATCTAAAAACAGCTTCTGCTGTAGACATAACTGGTTCGACATTTAGTGAATTTCCTTTTACTCTTGCAGATTCTCCGGCAGTTCCTATTATATGGGGGGATTATATAGGGTCAGATGAAGGAGATCCAGACACTTTTTATGTCAGAGTAGCTACAGGAGGAGTTCCTGGAACTGCAACTCTTGAATTTAAAAAGAATGATGGATCTTATGGGAATACAGCCACTACTTCGGCCACTAATCCTACAGAAGTAAGAACAGGAGCTAATGTTGATTCAGGATTTACAATATTTTTCCCTGACGCATCAGCTCTTCAGGCAGGAGATATCTGGTCATTCAAGACTATAAGAAGTGCAGCGTCTTCTTCCTATTCTTCTCTTGATCCATTTTCAGGATTTGAAGGATCTCTTACTATAGATGGAGTAGATCAGCCTATAATGGGATTTTCTTCAACTTTAAATAATAATCTTTATGGAGATAAATACCATCTTGGAAGTAGGCAGAGGGCAAAACTTCCAGAACAAAGACGTTCTGTAGAAGGAACACTCTCTGTTGAATTTGATAATCTTGATTTGTATCGAAGATTTATAAATGGGACAAATTCAAATCTTGTAATAGCATTTACTCATAGTGAATATGTCACAGACAGTGTTCTTGGAGATAGTGCTTCTCAGTATAGTCTGTCTCTTAGGCTTCCTAATATTGAGTATAATGGAGAAACTCCTACTATTTCTGATGAAGGTATCATTCAAACAGATATGCCTTTTGTTTCACTATATGATGATACAAATGATGTTCCTGATTTTAGAATAACAATAGTTTCAGATACTGCTTATATTTGATTCGTGTAATTTTATGTAGGTCACTAGGGAGGGGTATTCCCTCCCTACTTTTCTTTTTTAGGTGTTCAGATGTATTTGTTTTTTATGTTTATATTTTGGATACCATCCTTTATTGCGATATGTGTATTATTTTCTATAAGCTATATTGCATATAAATTTTGTAGAGATAAAGATTTTAGAGATTATTCTTTCAGATTAGGATTTAACAGTGAAAGAATGGCTCTTTGTTGGATAATAAATATTATTAACTTTTTTGTGGAGGAAAATGAAATGGCAAAGATATTTGGAATCAAGCCAGGGACCCCGTATGAGTATGTAATTAAAGAACAAGAAAAAGATCCTGAAGAGGATCAAACTAAATGGCTTTTAAAACCTCTTGATGTCAGTGAGGCTGCTGAAGTAAGTGACATGATTTATTCAGCGAAAGGATTTGGGAAGAAAAGAGAAGAACAATTGAAGTCTGGAACTCAACAGCTTGAGATTCTTAAAAGAGGTCTTGTGGGCTGGATAAATTTTGTTTATCCTGATGGAACAGAAGTTGAATTTGAAGAAACCACTTCAGCAAGAAATAGAACTGAAAAGCATAAAATAATGGAAAGAAATTTAAATAAAGTTCCTGCTAAAATAAGAGATGAACTTGCTGATGAAATAAGAGGAACAAGTTCTTTAGACCAGGACTGATTGAAGAGCTGAAGCTTGTAATAAGATGGAATGTTGCCCAGAAATATCTCAAAAATCCTGCTACTTGGAATTGTGATTATTGTGAAGATAAAAAACTTAAAGGGAAAAGAAATTGCAATTGGAATAATCCTGCTCAGTGTAAAGAATGCGGAGATCTAACTTATGATAAAATTCATTTTGATGAAGATAAAAATAAATTTATTTGTGATAAGTGTGATCTTCCAGTTAAAATTGAAGGTGAATTTAGATTAGGTAAAAATTTTTCTGTTTTAGGATGCCCTAATGCATTTTATTCTCATAGAGCTAATTTTTGGGTAGATTTAGTTTTTTGGTCGGAAGAAGTTGGAATCCTTCCGACAGCTTCTAACCTTCTTGACGAGGGTCAGCTCTTCTTTGAAGTAAGAAAATTTGTTTTATATGAAAAATCTAAGTCTGAAGAAGAACTTGCTCCTAAGGAGAAAAGCAAATGAACGAAAGAGAATTACAATTAATTCTTCGTTTGAGGAAAAGAGCTGAAGATCTTAGATCATTAAAAGAATATAAAACAGCATTAAAGGCTCTTGAGAGTCAAGTAAGAAATATTCAACAATTGGGTAAACTTTCTCAAGAGCCTATCTATTTTCAAAATGTCAAATCTTTAAAAGTTTATCAAAAAGAATTAAGGAAAACATACGCTGAACTTATAAATCTTGTTAAGCCTAAAGTTCAATATAGAGCTGGTGGAATCACTGAAAAAATGGCTGCTAGTTTGGCAGCGGTTCGTGAAGAGTTAGACAAGATAAAATACCAGGATGTAGGTCTTAAAGATCATATTAATCAATTAGTAAAATTAGAAGAAAGATATCAAGCTTTAAGAGGAGAAATAGAGACCACTTCTACAACTCTTATAGGATTAACAAGAGAAGAAAAGAGGCATGGAGCTTTTGCCAGTAAGGAAGCAAACAAGCTTGTTAAAGATTATAATAAGGTCAGAGAAGAAATGGTAGCTATGGCTAAAGTTTTCGGAGCATCTTTTGGAGGGACTGGGCAATTAAGGCCAGAGACTTGGATTGCTAATTTTGAAAAAGCTTTTCAGAAGTTAAGCCCTATAACTGAAAGAGCTAAGGATGCATTTAGAACTCTTGAAGAACAGCAAGCTATTTCTGTAAAGGAGATGGTTACAAACAGTAAACAATTTGTCAATCAGACCTTATCAGATTTTCAAAGATTAAATGCGCTACAAGGAACTCCAGTATTATATGAGAAGATGGTAGCTGAGACTCAAAGGCTTGGAGAAGCTTGGCTATTACTTAGAAGTAAATTACAAGTTGGAGGAGAAGCCTTCAGAAAGTCTTCTCAGTTTATTAAGGAGCTTAATTCCTTAGAACAACAAGCGATATCTATTACAGAAAAATATTCAGGAATACAAAATAATTTAGCTAATTCTATATTAAGGTCAACTCAGGCCACAAGAGAAAGCATTCCTGCTCTTGAAAGGCTTGATGTTATATATAGGCAGACAGACTTAGCATTAAAAGAATTAATTAGAGAAGATAATATATTGGCTTCAGCAAATGAGAAACTTAATGGTTCTCAAAATATTCTTGTTCAAAGATCCACTTCATTAAGAAATATTATTGAATTACTTACTAGAGAATATATCAAGCTTCAAAAAATTGAAACTATTAATGGAAGATTAGTTATTCAGAGCGGAGAAGCTTTTTGGAAAAAACAATTGAGATTGAAACAATTAACAGAACAGCTTTCTTTTTATGAACAACAACTAAAACAGGTTAATAGACAGCAACAGAAATTATCTAGAGAAGGGTTAGAGGATACACGGTCTGCTTTTAGATTACAGGCCGCAGGTTTTGCTGATATGATAGCCAGTCAAGCTGCATGGATGGCTGGATTTATGTTAATATTTGGAGTAACTGAAAGAGTTAAAGAAGCTTTTAAATCTGTAGCTGAAGTTCAGCAAGCTGTAACAAGAGCAATGAGAACAGCTAGGAGTGAAGTTTCTTCTACTTCAGAAATATGGAAAGAATATGAAAAAGCTATTGTTTCTGCAAGAATAGCCACAGGAGCTTCTTTTGAAGACTTAGGAGAAATATTGTATCAGCTAGGTTCTGCTGGATTAAGTGCAGAGGAATCTGTGGCTGCTTTAAATTCTACATTGTCTAATATTATAGGCACTGAGGCAGAGGTCAGAGACATAACAAAATTAATAGCTGGATTATATAATAATTTTAAAGATCAAATTGTTATTGTTGATGGAGCCATAACTTCATTATCAAGTACAAGTAAGGAGTGGAATAACAGCTTGATAACGTCAGCATCTCTTACAGAAAAATTTACTTATATTAATGATTTGTTAGTTAAAGCGTTTAAAGATAATCAAGTTGAAATGATGGAGATGAGAGACGGATTAAAATTTATGATCCAGTCTGGAAGAGCTGCTAATCTTACTTTAGGAGAAATGGTAGGAACTCTTGCTTTTTTAAATAATAGACTTATTAAAGCAGGAACGGCTGGAAGGGCAATGAGAGTAATTTTGTCTAAAATCACAAAAGATGCAGGGGCATTTGCTAGGGCTTTTGACATTGAAATAGATATTAGCAAGCCTATTGATTTTTTTAATATTTTAAGGCAAATAAATGAGCAATTTGTTACAGGAGAAATGAGTGCAGAAAAACTTGGAATAATTTTTAAGAGATTGGGGTTAAGAGGAGCTGAAGCATTTAATGTTATGATTCAAAATGTTAATGATCTTGAAGCCACTATAGGAAGGCTAAATAATGGGCTTGAAGGATCAGCAGAAGCAATGAAAGATATAAGGTTGTCTGACTTAAACTCTCAGATTGCAATTGCTTATGCTAATATAGAAGCTCTTCTTAGAAAAGGGCTTGTACCTTTTGTTAAAGCTTTTGGATTATTTATAGGACTATTTAATAAAGCATCTCAGGCTATATCTGAATTAAATAATACATTAGGAGGAGCAGGAGGGTGGATTGTTACGATGGTAGGAGTTGCAGCTTCTACTTTAGGATTTTCTATTATATTAACAAAAACAGGAGCTATTCTTGGATGGGTAGGAGGAGTCATTGGAAGATTAATTACTTTAGTGGTAGGGCTAGGTTCTGCTGAAGCTGCTGCTACTGCTCAAACTATCACTTTTGGTAAAGCTGCTGCTTATCTAGGAAGGATTTGGAAATCTATAGTTTTTGTGGCTGTTATTGAAGGATTAATTCTTTTCTATAATTGGCTTACTGAAGCAAAACATTCCGCAGAATCTTATGCTAGAGAGTTAGAAAACACAAGAAAAGCTCATGAAGGCATTGTTTCTATTTTAGAAACAAATCTAGGAGTTCTTCAGGATGAAAATAGCACTCTTAGCCAAATAAATTCTTCATATTCAAAATTACAAATAGCTCTTAACCTTAATAATAGCCAAATTAAAAATATGACTGAAAATAAAAAATTATTAATAGCAGCCACAAAAGAAGAATTGAGACTTCAAAAAGAACAGCTTGCTATTATTAATTTTGATGAAATGATTGCAAGAACTGAAGAAATCAAAGAAACATTTCAAAATTGGAGAAAAGAAATAGGTAAAATGTCTAGAGATGTGGCCTTTTCTACTATATTTACAAATGATTCAAAAGATATGCTTGCTTATCAGAAAATAGTTCAGATTACTTCTGAAAAAATAGAAGAAGCTTATGATAGACTTATAGAAGCTAGAAATAGAGAAGTATACACTGCAGAGGCTTCCAAAGAAAGACAGAAACAAATTGATTTTTGGGAAAGAGCTATTATTGGATTACAAAATTATAAAGATAAATATGACAAATTAGTTGATTCTAAAAGAAAAGATCTTACTACTTCTGATAGATTAACTCTTATAAATGATAAACTAAATAAAAGCTTGCAAGAAACTCAAGAAGTATTAAGCCCAGAAAAAATAAAAAAAGCCAGAGATATTTATGATGGATTTTATAATAAAGTAATTAATCTTATAGATAAGATGAAAGATAAACTTAGTCAGCTAAGAGAAGCTAATGATAAAATAGTTAATGATAAATTAAATAATTTTTTTAATAGTCAAAAAAATATAATTAAAGGGCTTAATACCGAAATAAATTATTTAACTTCTTCATTAGGAAGAATGTCTTCAGAGACTCAACGACATGATTCTACAATTATTTCTTTAAATAAAGCTTTAGATAATACAAAAGTTGCTGTGAAAAAAACAAATGAGGCATGGATTAAAGATTCTAAAAATGCAGAAATCAGAAAAAAACTTTATTCTGAATATAAAATAGCTTTAGAAGAACAAATAATTGCTCAAAATAGATTAGATAGAGCTTTAGTTGAAAGAAATAAAGAAGTAGGCAAAGGAATAAGAAATGTTAAAGAAATGAAGGAAATAACAGAGCAATTCACTCAATCTGAAGAAAATGCTGGATTAGCTGTTAAAAAAATAGAAGAAGAATTGAAGTTGTTGGCGAGAGGAACTGATGAATACAAAAATAAACAAAGAGAACTTGTTATATCAAGATATAATTTATCACTAGCTCAGCAAAGACTTAATGAACAAGAAACTCTTCAAAGAAGGAATTTGCTATTAGTCAGAAATATTCTTTCAGATATAGAATTTAAAAATATGAAAATTCTTAATAGTTATAGAGCTCAAATAGAAGTTGGGCAAAAATATATTAATGATAAATTAAAAGAAACTTCTGCTGAAAAGGCAACAACTTCAGAAAAACAAAGACAAATTGAAATTTTAGATAAAGTAGTTGGTAAATTAAATGAAGAAAAGTCTCTTGTTAATGAAATGAAAAAAGCTGAGATTGAAAGAGTTAATGTTCTTCAGGAAAATGGTCAAATTACTGCTCTTCAAGCCGAAAATGACAGGAAATCGATAGAAATTACTTACAGAGGAATGACTTCAGAAATAAGTAAAAGAATTGATGAAGTGGCCAATAAGCAGGAAAAGCTTGGACAAGAAATTAGAGAAAAGAATGTTAATGAAATAGATGAAATTCTTAAACAAATTAAACTTGTTGAAAGAGGATGGATTGAAATAACTAAATCTATAAAAGAACAATATCCTATTGAACCTAAAATTGATTTTGATAGACCTTCTGAGGTTTTTAAGAATCAGTGGGAAGATTTACTTTCTAAAATGGAGAATAAATTTAAAGACTTTGCTAAAGAAATAAAATCTGAAATATCTTCATTAATGAGTAATTTAACTAACTTAGAAAGTTCTATTGCTAGATCAAATAATGTGTCTGGAGCTAATGCTAAGTTATATGCTGGAGGAGTGATTAAAAGAGCTTATGGAGGAGTTATTCCTGCAAGAGTTTCTGCAGGAGAAGGATATGTTCCTCCGGGGCAAACAAAAGGAAATTTAAATCTATTAAACACTCTTAATGGCGGAAGAGCTGTATCTCATATACCTGGAGGAATTGGTCAATTTAATGGTACAGGAGGAACTGATAATATTCATACTTCTTTGCCTGTAGGATCTTATATTTTGTCTAAAAGAGGAATGCAAGCTTATTATGAATCTGAAGCTATGGGAGCTAAAAAGTTTCAATCAGGAGGAGAAGTGACTAATGAAGATCTAATGTTAGAGACTACAGGTTCAGAAGTTCCTAATATTGGGACTTTTACTATTAGGCTAGATTCAGGAGGAACAGTTAGAAGCTACCCTGTTCAAGGAGATATTAGTGTCCTTCAGAGGCTTAAAAGAGATCTTGAAAAAGAACGATTAACTAAATTGGATTAATATGTACTTTACATTTGCAGAAGAATCATCATATGGAATAGATACAACTAGTCAAGATTATGTATTAGACTTAGTTAGTGAATCTATTATTGATAATGTTAATTTTAAAAAAACTCAAGAATTTAATCATCCAACTGCTCAAGGAAGATATAAGTCCTTAGAAACCACTGAAGGAAGATTAGCTTTTGAATTTACATATAATAATGAAGCATGGAATAAAGTATTTGAAGTTTTATTAGGGCAAAGAATAAGATTAACTAGTTTTGAATTAGCACATAGTTCAGAAAATTGGAGAGTATTAACAGGAATGCTTTCTGCTAATATTGATGAAGATGATATTTCATTTACTATTACTGAAAATAAAGTCGGAGATTTTGATACTGTTGACGGAATTATAATTAATGGAGAATATATTGCTATAAGCAGTATATCTAACGGGGTTGTTAGTAGCTCTACAAGGGGGTCAGAAGGAACAACAGCAAGTCTTCATCTAAAAAATGCCCTTGTGTATGGGGTAGTAGTTTCTGGAGATAAATATATAGATATAATTTCTAGGTATTCTAATGGCTTTTCTTATTTTTTGACTAAGAGTATTTCTTCTCAAATCTACAGAGACGGAGATTATTTTACATTTCCAGGAATGCAGTTTAATGATTTTGTATTTAATGCTCGTCCAAAAGAAGGAATCTCTTCTTCTTTTGAATCTGTTTGTAAGTTTTCTAGAGTAATAACTTTAGAAAATCCATCTTTGGAGGAAGATAATGGACAAATGGTGGATACTGACGAAATTATTTGTTTTAGTGATGGCGATTATTTTGATGTATCTACCTTCTATTTTCAAGTCAGTAACACGCTTTCTTTGTCTCCTTCGAAGTTTATGGATTACACTAATCAAGGATTAATATTAAATCATTTTTCAACATATGGGCAGTTTTCTCCTGTGGATTCAGATGCTGATTATTTAAGACAATATAAAGAAAATGTTGAAAGAAATTTGAGTCTTACTATTTGTAAAAATAAAGAAATGAATAACATTTATATTTTTTCTTTTAACAAAACAATGATAGGAACTATGATTCACGCATTAAATTCAAGTATATTAATAGATGACAGTTTGCCTTTTTATTGTTTTGGAGAAAATGAGTTTAATATATTAATTCAAAATGAGGTATAATTATGCAAGGTAAAAGAATTTATCCTGAAAATAATTTAGTTTTAAATAATGGAGAATATGCTTTGTATGGGGGAATTTGGTATGGAAAAACTCCTAATGGATATCTGGCTAATTTAAAAGCTCATAAAGTTTTAGAGAATGAGGATGGAACTATAACTGTTTCTCCTTCTATTTTAGTCTCGACTAATCTTAATGGAGAAAAACAAATTAGATGGCACGGCTATCTAAAAAAAGGTGTTTGGAAGGAGTGTTAGATGCCATATAATGCTAATATCAAAATAGCAGATTTAACTTTAGCTATTAATCCAGGCCAATATTCTCAGACTTTTAAAAAATATGGAGAATTCAGAAGGGCTATTGGCGGGGGAATAGTTGACATGGATGTTAATGGCAAAAAATTAGTGATAAATATTAACGGAGTTGCTCAGGCTCAAGTTGAAGAAATAAAGAAAAGATGTGCTTTAAATAAAAGGATTTCTTTTATTGATTATGTTCCTATTTCAGAAAAAAATCAACAAACAAGAGCAGTTTATGAAGATCTTGGATCTGAGACAATTGATAATGAAACAATTTATACATATGTTCCTACTTATTATATAATGATATTTGATTTTGTGCCAGAATATAGTAGGAACATTATGAGCTATGTTATATCTGGAGAAGAATTATGAGATGTCCTGAATTAGGATGTAATTCAATAATGGTAAAAAAAGTTCCTAATTGAATTAAAAATCGTAGAAAATATAAGTTTATATATTTATGTAAAAAATGTGGGAAAATAATTAGGAGGTAAAAAAAATGGGAAAATGTGAAACAATTATTAAAGAAGTGAGATTTGTTTTTGAAGATGAATTAACTCAAACTTATATTTTAACAAATGCTTTAGGAGATTGCCCTTCTGGAGTTCAAGGATGGCATCATAAAACTTTTCCAAAAAGCATGTCTGCTGTAGATATAATGAATTCATTAGATAAAGATAGTTATTTGCTTTGGCCTCTTAAAGCCCCTAATTAATATATAGGAGAAAATCATGGAAAATACAGACCTTATCCTTTTAAAAAGTTTAAATATTAGCGACAATGATAATAATGGAGGAAGAGCAAGTTTTACTGAAGTTACATCTAATATTTTGAACAACATGTTCCCGAATGTAATGCAGTCAGAAAGAGAAGATGGCCTGACTAGATATAGAAAATTCTTTTACAAAAATAAGAATTCAGCAGGAGAAACAGCTTCTAATTCTAGAGTTTGGATTTCTTTAAACTCTACAGGTGGAGATTATTATAGATTAAAAGCTGGAACAAATACAGATGAGCAATCTGATGCTGATGACTATACAAATTGGTTAGGAGTAGGACATGTAACTTCTGTTTTTGCAGTAGGAACAACTTCATTTGCTGCTGATTTTGATAATAATGATGGAGTATATAATAGTTCATTAATTAGAATGTCAGATAATAGTGGAGGAGAAGAGTTTTTAACAGTAAAAGCATCAGGGGGAGTTTCTTGGGTTGGAAATACAGCAACAATTCATACAACTACTCCTGCGAGAAACACATATCCTACAGGACAAAATATATTAGTATCAGGAGTTATTGATTTGAGCGATTTAATATCTTCATCTGGAGACTGGGTGGAGACGTCTGTTTCTGGCACATATGATGAAAGTACCTATCCATTACTTTTGAGTAATGTAGGGACCGTCGAGGACACATGGACATTAACATTCACAAGCGCGACTACATTTACAGTAGCAGGAACAAACACAGGAGCTCTTTCAGGGTTAGGAGCAATAGGTTCAGATTACGCTCCAGTTAATCCTAATGTAGGAACAGGAGATTATTATTTTAAATTAAGAGCCGCAGGGTGGGGAGGAACATGGGCTGTTGGAGAAACTGTAATATTTTCTACTCATCATTCAGCTAAATCTATATGGGTAAAGGAAGTTGTCCCTGCGGGAACTTCTGCTAAGACTAACAATCAATTTAATTTGAAATTATACTCAGAAGGAGCATAACCTTGAAAGTGAAAACAAGAAAAAATATGGAGGAATAATATGCCGGCTCCAAATATAACAATTTTATGGAATAGTTCTCAGAATGACACTCCTAATACTGGAGGAGCTTCTGGCGATTCTAATTTTAAAGTTTTAGATCAACTGAATGACAGAATAGCTTTTCTTGGAGAAGGGACTTCTGACCAAGATCCTAATTCGTCAAAGAGTGTTTTTACTGTTCCTGAATCTGCTGCTCAAGAAATTCCTAGGCAATTTGTTAATGATTATGATCAAGGAGTTTGGGACAGAGTATGGCTATCTGGATCTGATGCTGACAATGGAGGAGGAGGAAATTATAGATACCCATATGGAGCCTACATAGACGGAACTACAGCAAGCGTGCCAATTCTTCAATGTTGGGATTCTACTGCTCATAGCACTTATAATTTAGAAGTATTAGGTTCAGGAACTCCAGGAAACTCTATGCTTAGAGCTGTGGCCACTACAAATGGATCTCCTGGAGCATCATGGGCTGGAACTCCTTTGGCTGGAGATGGAGAATCTAATACTGTAGAACTTGACGCAGGGCCTATAGGATCTTCTAAAATGGTCTATTGGAATATGAGATTATTAGTTCCTGTTGATTCTGGACCTTTTACTGCTAATCCAGTATTGTCAATATATGTGACGTATAGTTAAGTTAATATTCAATTGGAGAATTGAAATGAAATATGCCAAAATATTTAAAGCAGTAACTGAAACAGGAGAAGAGTTCATAGGAGGCGATTTAGAATTTCCAGCATGGTCTAAGTGTAAAAAGAAAATTAAATCTCTTTCTGTGAGGTTGCCTCATGGAGATTATATTTGTTTATCAGGATATGATGAATATAATTTTTTTATAGGAGCAAGTAAAAGTTTTAAAGATGGGAAAACTGTAATAAATCATGTTTATGCTTTAGGAAAAAGAAAAAACCATGTAGTTTCTTACAGAGTAACTCTTGTTAGTTTTGAAGGTAATAAATATAAAATTGGAGATATTACTACAAGGATTTTTCCTTTTGGGAAAGAAGGGGTTGGAAGAACTCCTACGTCTGGGTGGAAGGAAGGAATAATTGAGTAATGACTTGGACTTCAACCTATTTTAGTGACAGTTATTGGGAGCCAACTTCTGATCCATATACAGGAACTTGGAATACTGATCATTGGGAATTAGGAGGAGGAGGTTATTTTCAATTAGATGCTATAGGGTCTTGGTATTATTCTGAAAATCATTATTTTACTAAAATAAGATTAACATATACTAATTATTCTGCAGCAGATACTCTTGCTATTGAAGACTCAGAAGGGAACCCAATAGGAACAGTTTATCCTTATACTTCAGGTCAAGAATATAGTTTTGATGGAAGTAAGGGAATTGGGAGAATAGTTTTAACTCCAGCTAATGGGTCTCCATGTAATTTGACAGCTATTGAGCTAAATGAAGAAACTAGTTCATCTAGTTCTTCAAGTTCATCATCAAGAAGCTCTTCAAGTTCTTCAAGATCTTCTTCTTCAAGTTCATCATCATCTTCATCATCAAGATCAAGTAGTAGTTCATCTAGTTCATCTTCTTCAAGAAGCTCATCTAGTTCTTCAAGCTCATCTTTAAGTTTCAGTGGATCTTCATCATCTTCATCTTCTTCAAGATCTAGTAGCAGTTCTTCAAGATCTAGTAGTAGTTCATCTAGTTCATCATCATCTTCTTCTTCAAGATCTAGTAGCAGTTCATCTAGCAGTAGTTCATCAAGTTCTTCATCTTCTTCAAGATCTAGTAGCAGTTCATCTAGTTCATCATCATCTTCTTCTTCAAGATCTAGTAGTAGTTCATCTAGCTCATCATCATCTTCTTCTTCAAGATCTTCGAGCAGTAGTTTGTCTAGTTCTAGCAGTAGATCTTCGAGTTCTAAGAGTAGCTCTAGCAGTAGTTCATCTTCTTCAAGCTTGTCAAGTTCTTCAAGTAGTTCATCAAGTAGCTCAAGGAGCTCATCAAGTTCTTCAAGTAGATCTGTTAGTTCTATGTCTAATTCTAGTTCTTCAAGTTTATCGAGAAGTTCATCAAGTTCTTCAAGTTTATCAAGAAGTTCATCTAGCTCTTCAAGTTTAAGTAGTTCATCTTCAAGTTCATCAAGAAGTTCTAGTTCTTCTAGTTCATCTTTGAGTTCATCGAGTTCTTCTAGTTCTTCAAGAAGTTCTAGTTCTTCTAGTTCTTCAAGAAGTTTATCAAGTTCTTCAAGCTCAAGTAGTTCAAGATCTTCTTCATCTTCTTCTGAATCGAGCAGTAGTTCAAGTTCAGCTAAAAATATTAAAGAAGATATTGTTTTAGATGTAGAATTATTAAAAATTCTAAGAAAATTAATAAGAACAGATACTTTTATTGAAATAAAACATAGACAAGATATTTTTTTAGATATAGAAATTGAATCATCTAGTATGATTTGGGGGAAAACAAGAGATTGGAAAAAAAGATTAATAAAGCAACCATTTGTCATTATCGTTTCAGATTTAGATGGATCTGAAATATATGGAGTTACTCAAGTAGATCCTGAATCAGGAGAATTTTTTACTAGAGTTCCTGTCTCTAATAGTACAGAAGTGTTGCTGACTTGTTTCAATGAAGGAGATTATAAAGGCCAATATAATTTATCAGGAAGTTTGATATATACAACAGGAAGTTCAAGTAGTAGTTCTTCAAAAAGTTCTTCTTCATCTAGCTCATCTTCTTCGTTATCTTCATCTAGTAGTTCAAGAAGTTCATCTAGTTCAAGTAGATCTAGCTCTAGTAGTTCAAGAAGTTCATCAAGTATGAGTATTTCTAGTTCAAGCAGTAGCATGGTTCCTGTTTGGGTTCAGCATTTTGATAATACTGAATGGACCGCAACAACCGGGGCATGGTCCAGTGACCATTGGGAAAGTGCAGGAACTAATGATTCTCAAATAGTTCTTATTCCTAATGGATCTTGGGTTACAGGGTACAGACCATCTAAAGTCAGAGTAACGATTACAGGAGTGCCAGATGTAACTCTTCAAATAATAGATACAGGATGGGCTAATATTTGTAATTATCCAGGATATGAATCGTTAGATGAAGCTGTTATTAGCTTTACAAGTTATGACATTAAGTCTCTTAGTTTATATAAAAATCCTGGACCGTATAGTGTAACAAATATAGAATTTTACGAGGAATAGGAATATGTCCAGTTCTTCGTCATGTTCAAGTTCATCAAGTAGTTCATCAAGTTCTGTTCAGAAGTATGAATTAGATATTTGTTTAGATTCAGGAATAGAAATTAAGAAAATAAAAGATGTTTTTTTAGACATAGAAATAATTTCTTCAAGTTCAGTATGGGGCTATATTAAAGATTGGTATGGAAGAATAGTAAAAAAAAGATGTAAAATTATATTATCTTCATTAGATGGATTAGAAATTTATGAATCAATTGAATCTGATCCAATTACAGGGTATTTTGAAGTTAAAGTCCCAGTCGATTTAGGTACTGAGATATTATTAACATGTTTTTATGGTGGATATTATAAGGGACAAATGGGATTAAGTGGAAGTTACATCATAACTACAGGAAGCTCCAGCAGTTCTAGCAGTAGTTGTAGCTTTTAGGAGAAACAATATGGCCGTTTTATTATCTCAAAATTATAAAGAAAATGAAATGGGATTTAGTAATGTTGAAGGAGAAGCTTTTTATCAGGCTTTTTACTTACCTCAATCATTTTCTTTAGATTCTATAGAATTATGGTTCAATGATTGTGACGTTTTTTCTGGAAATGATTTTGGGTTTAGATGTGAAATCAGAAAAGCTTTTGGCCCGGATAATCTTTTACCAATTAATAATAATCCATCAACATATACTTCTTGGGTAGCTCATTCCACTATAGGAGCTGGAATTCAAGTATTTAGTTTTGCAGGAGAAATATTTTCTGGAGGAATATATTATTTTTCTTTAAATCCTCAAGAAAGAACAAGAGGGCTAGATATAAATTTAGGAACTCATAAAGGAAAATATTTATTGCCAATGTTGAAGTCCAGATTTGGTAATGGATATTATAATTATTCAGAAAGTTTATATTTTACAATAAATGGGGTTTTTCAAGGTGAATCTATAAAAAAAGAATCATATGCATTTAATGAATTTGTTCAAACTGAAATTAGGGATGAATCATCATGACAGTTCAAGAAAATATTTATTCATCATGGGAATTTTGGTGCTATTTTGAAAGATCCAAAAGAAATAAGCTTACTGGATCTGAATCTTTTTTAGAACAAGGAAAATATAATTCTACAAATTCTGGAGTATTAAGAGTTGGAACTAAAATTAGTTCTATAAATTCTAATGAAGAATTAATTGAAAGATATCTGGTTGCACTGAAACCAAATCTTAAAAGAATGTTTGGGCAAGGGGTTCCTACATATTCTTCATTAGAATTGCAATTTTTAAATTGTTTGCTTAATCTAAATGAAACTTCAATAAAAATGAAAATAAAGCCTTTTGCTAATTCTTCAGGCGTAGGGTGGAATTCTGAATCCAGCATATCATATTATGATATTAAGGATTATTATGTGCCTTTTGATTTATCTCAAAATGATTATAATGATAATAAAAATTTATTTGAAAAAATAGTAAATGTTAATATTTCTGAAAAAAATATATTATTTGAAGACCTTGAAAATGTGTGTTGGAAACTCTTAAAAGAAAAATCCATAGGCTTTACCTTAAGCGCAACTGGAGGGTATTGCTCTTTATATGGACCAACATATAGCATGTTTTTCTTAAGGCCAAAAATAAATATAACACAAGTTGTTCCAGCAAGAAAACATTGCCATGCTATTTTGGACTTAGAGATAGCTATTGAAGGCAAAATTAAAGGAAAGTGTGTTGATAAAAATGGAGTTTTAATCACTGGTAAGCAATGTAGAATTATAGTTTTTGACATGGATGAATATAAAATAGTAGGAACAGGTCTTTCTAATTCATCTACTGGAGAATATTTAATAAATACAGTGTCTAAGAAAAATGATCCTGTGATAGTTTCTTTTCTTAATGAATCAGATCAAATTTGCGGCTCAGAAATAATGACAACTCTTTCGAAGGATGCAACATAATGACAGATTTAATTATAAGATCACCTTATCCAGCAGGAGATAAACTTTATCCTTTAGGATGGAGATCATATGAAATTGTTATTAAAAGTAAAAATTCTTTTGAAGTTATTTCAGAAATTATTTCATTGAATAATATGAAAGACCCTAATCAAGTTGAAATGGTTTCTATTAATGATATAACTTCTCAAATAATAAGAAAAATTGTTTCTAAAAATATTTTAGAATTAGCCAATGTAATCATTTCTCTAAATAACATGAAAGATGCCTATTCTTCTGAAATAATTTCTATAAATATTTTGGCTTCAGAAATATTGCCTGAAATAATTTCTGTTAATGATATTCAAGAATTTGAAGGTCCATATTTTAATGAAGTGATTGGATTGAATAGATTAGAATCTTTAGATTCTGTATATCCTGTAACAGAAATAAGTTATAATTTAACAATAACTATTGATAATATAAATGTCACAGATTCAATAATTTCTTGTGAAATAGAAATAGATGGAGAAAGTTTTGTTAATTCTTGCTCATTAGCTTTTGCAGATAACACTTATTTCACCCAATGTTCTGTTTTGAAAAGAAGAGGAGAAGAAAGAATAATTATTACTATTGATGATATTCAATATAAATTTTTGTTAGAAAAAAGAAGCTTTTCTAGTGATTCAAATATGAAGCAATTCAGTGTATGGGGAAGATCTATAATTTGTACATTAGGAGCTCCTTATGCTTCAACAATAAATGATAAAGTAATAGTTCAAGACCAAGATACTCTTGAGTGGAGCTGTCCAGAGGATGAAACTTATGTTCCTCATATTTGGCAAACTTCGGATAGAATGGCCAGTCAGATAATAGAAAATCTTATAGGTTCAGATTTCACATTGCAAATGGACATAGATGATTTTGTTATAAAGAAGGATAATTTTACAGTAAATAACGAAACACCTATAGAGATAATAAATAGGCTTATTTCTCCTGTTTCTCAAATTAGAACTAATTTAAATGGAGATGTTATTATTAGATATAAAAGATTTAATACTTTAGGAGATCCAGTTAGCGCATATACAGATTTAGAAAATTTATTTTTAATTAATGAAAATGTTGTTAATCCTGAAGGATATAATTCTATTTTAATAAGAGGGCCTCAAGACCCTTTAACAGATCAGTCTGTAGGCCTCCAGGTAGAATTGGATGATGATCTTAACAATCAAGCCAGCACATTTAAATTTGGGGATTATATCTGGATAAGAGTATACAGATCTCCGTTTAATTTAAACTATGATATTTCAACTTCATTAGGAAGTATTTTTTTAATTAATGAAAATGTTCTGGAGGTAATTTCTGATGAAAAAACTGATATTCAAGAATCTGCATTGAAAACAAATAAGCCCATTAGGACTATTTCTTCTATAGATAAATATGACTGTAGTGAGTTTGAATTTTCAGAAATAGAATTTAAATATGGATATAAAGTTATTAATATTTTGTCAGGAACATATAATGAGCCTGTAGAAATATCGTATACTTCCTATTATGATTTATATAGATTAGTTGTTAATCAGCCTTGTGATCCTTTGACATTTAGTGAAGTGATTTCAAGAGTGATTGTAGAAGAAACATAGGAGATAAGAAATGGCTTCTGTAACGAAAGCATATGAAGATGTTACAATAGCATTAACGTATGATGATGAAATTTTTTTAGATGCAATAATAGATCAAGATGATAATAATAACAATAGTAAATATGTTCCTGGAATAGATTATTATGTCAGGCTATATAAATCTAGCAGAGATTTGACAATTACAGCAAAAGTTAATTTTGGAATAATAGATATAAATACTCAATTAGTTCCTGAAAATATTTCCGATGAATGGATTACTTTAGCAGGAAATTCTTCTTCATCTGAAAAAATAATTCACGAAAATTTTCAAGCTGTTCCAGAAGGAATTGTCTTTGATGAAAATTTAGAAAAAATAAATATGGCTTTATCTTTCACAAAGGGGTCAAAAAATATAAGATCTTCTCAAGATATATTTGGGATATACAATGTTTCTTATTATACAGAATATTCTTTATACAGATTTAGAGCTGAAAGAACTGGGCATATGCTTATAACATTCTTAGGAGAATAATATGATAGAAGTTAAATGTTATAGAGGATCTGGAGATAAAGAAATGGATTCTATTGAAGATCCTTTAATAGTTTCTGATGCTATGGCAGTAAGGAGAGGAACTTACGAAATAGATAATCAATATTTTTTTGTTCATGAACAATTAATAGAAGTTCCTCATAAAAAAACAGATAATTCAGAAGCTTTAATGGATGGGGATCTTATAAATATTTCAGATAAAAATTTTGGAGTATCTGGAAATAGATTGATTAAAAAAATATTTATTATAATAACTCCTGATAATATTTTTAATAGAATTGACTTGGTTAATTTTGAAGAGGAGATATTATGAAAAATGTATCTATTACAATAGGGAAAAAGTCTACAGACAATTATGAAAATGTTCAAATAATAAAAGCTCATGAAAATAGTTTTGATATAAGAACTGCTAATAATGAAATAATTAAATTTGTTCAAAACATAACTTCGTCAAATTTTGCAGTAGGAGATTATGTTTCTATAGTTTTATCTAATGATAAAAAAACTGCTAAAATAATTGGATCAGGTAAAAAATTAGGCTCAGCAAATAATATCAAAAAGGTTAAAGTGTGATGGCGACTTCAAATGTATCAGTTATAATTTCTGAAGGGATAGGAGAAGAATCTTCATTAGAATGGGATTTAGTAGATGAGGATAATAATGATCCAGAATGTTATTTAATAGGACAGCCTTATTTTATAAGATTATATAAGTCTCCAGATGATTTAGACCCATGTGTTTTTAATACAAATGGAAATATTAATTTTGTAGAAGAAATAGAAGATGAAATTACTGAAACTATTATTTTTAA